TTGATTCCTAATATATTTTATATATTTGACGACTGAGGTTATATAAATACACATAATTATACCATTACATATAACATAATACCAAATATATTCATAAAGACCTAAAAATGTTGTTAATAACATGGCAATCATAACATAAATAGTATATGCTAAAATACCATACATACTGTTATTTTGTATACTATGTAATGGTAATAAACACGCTAAACAATTAAGTATAGTTATTGCATTATCATACATAAGTGTATATTGTATACTTGCTAAAACTAAAAATAGAGTAAACCAAGTTATCATTTGCGAATCAAATAATTGATATTCAGGTTCTTGTTGTTGAACTTGTTGAGTTTCGTTAGTATGTAAAACATCTACCACAGGTGGTCTTTCTTCTTCATAATTTATACCTATAATAGGAGTTCCATCTGGTTGTCTAATTTCATTATAGTACATAAAAGAATAAATTGTTTTTCTTTTATGTATATTAAATGCAGGGGATTTTGTTTTGGTTGTAACGCACCGTTAAGACCATATATTAAATCGAATAATCAAGAAGTTCGCGATCTCATTAGAAAATATAGACGTATTAATCCCATATGGTTATACAATAATGATACGTATTATAAGTTTTATGGTTTAAAATTAAATCGTGTATGTTATTCTTGTTTTACAATTATAAAAAAACCAAGTTTAAAAGAGTTAAGAAATATAGAAACGGGGAAATGTAAACCATTACCTAAAACATCTTTATCATTGACTAGAAATTATTTACTATTATGGTACAATTCGTTACACAAATACGTATCAAATAATTTTAAAAATAGACAAATGATTGTGTATAACGATATTTAAAAAATTGTATTGTAATAAGTAGTATGTGTGATACAAGTGGACCAGATACAGGCGCTATATTATCACTAAATGCGATAGGTAAACAGGACACTTATTTGTTAGAAAACGAATATACAAATTCATTCTTTAATTACGACAGTAAACAACATTCTAATTTTACAAAGTTTCATAAAAGTACAAATATAATTAAACCAGGTAATGCTAAAGCAAATTGGCCATTTGGTGAAACCATTAAAGTCACTCTTAACCCAAGGAATATGGGAGATCTTTTATCGAATATGTATATTTCCATGGAACTTCCAGGGTTACCATCCGGAGGTGGTAATGATTATTATTACGCAGATCAGGTTGGTAGACACGTGATTGAATCTATAACAATGCGTGTAGATGAAACAATCATAGAAACATTTCATTCAGATTGGGGAATAATATACGATGAACTTTATTTAGACGAATCAGAAAAAAGAACAAAAAGATACACAGTTAACAGGAATTTAGCTGAAGATACATCTTTGTTGGCCGGTAATCAAATTTTTAGTCAGTTTAAATCAAAACTGTTTATACCTATACCATTTTTCTTCTCGAGAAAATACGAAGGTGATGAATACGAAACAAATAAACCAAATAGACCATATTTTCCAACGTGTGCTATTAATAAACAGAAAATCCAGTTTGAAATAAAATTCAGACCACAAACATTTTTTACTGATTATACGAGTACTATCACATTAAATAGTTTCGATATAGTAACTGAAGAAATTACATTAGAAAATAGTGAACGTTCGTACATCGCTAATAATAAACATGTTCTCATTACCGATATAGTACAGAAACACCCGTCTACCGTTATATCAGCCGGAGAAACCAATGCTAAACTCGAACTTGTTCCAAAAATACCAGTTAAAAGTATTAATTGGTTTTTCAGACAAGAAGCGTTTGAAAATGAAACTATACACACAGGTGGTAATAATTTATTAGCAAACGTGTTTGCTAATAGGTATAATTTTTCGTCTAACGTACAATATTCTATAATAAATGAATTTTATAACGCACCAATGGTCAACGCTAAAATATTTATAAACGGTGAGGATGTTCCGGGATTTCAAGATACTGATCATAAATATTTCAAATATACCGTACCATTATCTAATCGTTTATCTAGACCATATAGAAATATATACACGTATGCGTTCTCGATGAATCCGGTTAATGTGGAACCATCGGGAAGCTTAGATTTTAGTCAACTTAAATCTGATAGAACTGTTTTAGATGTAAAAATGACAAGTGGATTAACGAGTGACTATACACTTAATATGTATTATGTAGGTTATCAAACACTTTCGTTTGAAAATGGTTTCATGACACGCGCTTATTAAATAACTGTAACTTATGATCTTTTATGTAATCTATTATGTTGTTTTTTATACACCATCTAATGAAATTTAACTGCGCTACAGTAGTATGAATTTCATTAGTTGTACCCGGTATAGTATATGTAATTTTATCCGCTCTACAAAACGGATCGAATAACTTTTTACTATACCCATCCAAACTCGATTTATATGCTACGTGAACACTAAAAATTTTACCATCGCAAGTCTTATAAGTCAAATTATTTTTTTTAGAATAATTTGTAATAAACCATTCTAAATTTCGTAACGATATACCACCCGATTTATTTAATATTTGTGTTAATATATCACAGTTTTCAGGTATTTCATAAAATTTATTTATAGATGTCAATAATACATTTGATCTATTCATCTTATAGATTCTATAAACCATAACTTTAAGTAACTTTGTTTAATACGTTGTACCGAACGGTAATGGATTATCGTCTTCATGCTCACTTCCATTTGAGATTTCAGAAGTAGACGTAGATGTCCCAGTGTGGGTATATTTAAGACATGTTTTAATAGGTGTAACGTCGACGGTTGCATTTTTAGCACATTTTTTACAAAATTGGAATTTTCCAATATTTCGTACAGCTAACTGACTACATATGGTACCCCTATTAGTAATACCAAGACATAAAATACCATTCATGCGTGATTTTTTATGAGTATCTTGAATCAAATCGATATTCGACTTTAAATTAATTATACCCTTATTTTCTCTATATATACGCTCTAGGGATTTACACATAACTTTGTCTATTCTAGTATATGTATGTTTTAACATAGCCGATATACAATCAGAATATTCTCTATTGTCATATTCGCGTTCATTCAATATATTTGGCATTTCCACATTCTTGTCTTCATTTACATATTGACAGTTTTTTGAAAAATCAGTAAAAATCATGTTATTATACCGAGACGATAATTCCCGATACAATTTAATAAGTTTTGATTGGATAGCTTGTTTTAAATTTTTTTCGTACGTTTCATACGTTTCATGAAAAATACAATCTATATCATCCATGGTCTCTTATTACATATACTATTCTATTTTTTAAGTTTAAAAATGTCAGAAATACGTTTCTGTTTGGGATCGTAATCACAAAGTCTACTACGCTTTTCGGGCTTAGACTTTTTTATGAGTTGTCCAAATATCTCTTCCTTAGGATCATCAAATAACGGATCGATTAAATCACAAACAGGATTAATAAATTTATTAAGGAAATAATAAGGATAATCTATACCCATATTATTATCGAGCGCATACTTCGGATCTTCAGCTTTTTCGTACGCTTTTGCTCGCGGATCCCATGTTTTACATAAAATATAAGGAACTCTATCACCAGATTGTGGTTCAGAACCAGGTTGTCTATCACGCATTTTATTACGCACCTGTACGTGTGGTAAATTATCAGACTTATAGGAATCACCCAATTGTTGTGAAAGTATAAGTTTTTCATTAGGAACAGAACCCCCTAATAATTCAACCGCACGTTGTAAAGCAAGTGCTTTTGGTGCCGCCGTATCATTACTTTCCAAAATAACATCGAGTAGCTCTTTACATACTTCACGCATGTATGGTGTATTATCACGACGAACAAGCTGAAGACCTTTCACATCTATATAATCCATATTCATTTTACCATCTTTACCTTGCGTCCAAAGTTTTGCGGCGTACCTTTTCTTTGAATATAAAAAATACGGATAATACACCTTTTCGAGTTCGAGATTATTTGGTTTCTTAAAAAGTTTTGTACACTCATCCGCCGCGCGTTCGCCAAGTTCCCAACTATATTTAATAGCCTCCTCACCTTTACGTTCACCTACATCAAATTCAACCATAACAGAATCAGTATCACCGTACCTTACCTTTGCTCCAGGGTAATGTTTCTCGACGTAATTCTTCGTATCTTCAATCATCATACGCCCTTTCATGGTCGTTGAAGATGCTATTGGTACACACGGTAACATACCTTTAGACGCACCGGTAAAACCGTATACAGAATTCATGGAAATCTTATACGCCAATTGTTTACCGTTATACATCTCTTTCAAAGACCCCGTCGAATTAGCCATATCGCGTTTAGCTTGTTTTCTAAACTGTTTAAGTTCTGTTAAAATACTTGGTATAAGACTCGGTACGTTTTGTACGAATTTATGTTTACCAAACGTTTCGATTTCTAAATCAGGATAAAACTTTTTATTTTCATAAATTGGATCCAAAATCAGTGTCGAATAACATAAGTTGTGCCCTACCATTATAGATGGATACAGTGCTTCAAAATCAAGGGCTGTTATAGGTGTATAATACGCACCCTTCTGTGCCTCTAATACAGTTGCTCCTTCGTACCCATCGACAAGACCCTGACCCCATTCTATAGTAGGAACAAGGTACCCCATTTCCCTCGCTTTTTTAGTTAACTGACTAAACACTTTAATCTGTTGACCTCTCTCTACTAAATAACATAACGGAACCCATGTCGCCTTTGCCATCTCGAGAAGATTTACAAGTGTACATAATTTAGAAAGTAATTTATGAGGAAGTAAAGTATCCTTTATACAATATTCTGCGACTTCGCGTAGTTTTATCGGATCTCCTTCTTTAAAACGAGCAAACATTTCCCTCGCGGGCATATCAATTTTCTGATCACCTAGGTATAATTTAGAAACGTTATCGAGTTTATACGAATCGAGTTTGTACCCTTTTTTAACTTCATGAAACATATCAAAAATAAAACGACCAGGTATAGGTAATAACTTCAATTCGTTATCACCAAGTGCGCTAGAAGATAACTTCTTTATTTTCAT